CAGGCAAAAGAGAAGCAGGAACAAGGAGAGAAAAAGCGAAAGAAGCGGTAGTATCAAAGGCAGAAGCAGAATAAACAGGAGAGGAAGAAGGCTTTTGCACAAAAACAAAGCCGATATCAGAAGAAGGAATAGTATATCCGGATGGATAAGGGACAAAAGAATGAGTCCCCAAAAGATAACGATTAGAATTGAGATTTATATTACTCAAGTTAGAATAAGCATTAGGAGGAACAATAAACGAAGAGTCACCACCCTGTAAAACATAGCCGCTTGCAGAAGAAGAAGAAGATTCACGAATAGCAAAAGGATATGAATAAAAGGGGGAAGAAAAAGTGAAAGAATCTAAAGTATCAGTAGAAGAGCCAGAAGAAGAACCGGCAGTATTACCGAAAGAAAGACTACGGTCTGAACGGCTAAAAGAAGAAGTTAAAAAGCCATAAGTCCCAGAAGGTTGAGCAGAAGTAGAATAAACGCGAACAACAGAAGTTTGAGGGGAAAAGCCAAAACCAACAGGGAAAGAGGGAAGTTCAGACCAAAGACCAGAAGCACCACGAAGAGGATAAGGAAAAGCGCAAGCATAATCATAAGCTAAGCCAGAGTCGTTAGCTAAATAAGAAACATCAAACGCATCTGAAGAATAAGAAATAGAATACGGCAATGTATAAGAAGAACCAGAAACAGCAATAGGAGAGCAAAGAAGCTCAAAACAATCTATGCCGCTATAAATAAGCTTACGCCAAACAAACCAAGACCCATGATGACTATAAAAGTCATCTAAAGACGGCATAACCATTTCCGTGTCAGCTGCAAAACAAGGAGTACACAAAGAAAGAGAGACCATCAGAGACGCGAGAAGGGCGGCGAAGCGCTTAAACAAGCACCGCTGCTTTTTTTTCACTTCGCCACCACCTTTCGCGACATCGAATAACGGAGGTCAAGTCCGTTTTGGTTGCGGGGTTAGGATTTGAACCTACAGTTTCGCGTTCAGAGCGCGACGTGCTACCGTTGCACCACCCCGCCATGTGAGAGCGGCAAACCGCTCTCCCATAGGAAATGAAATTTGGGTTTGAACAAAGGAAGTTAGACTTCCTCAATTCCAAGGAGATATCCGTTGCGGTCAAAGTCGAGGTCATACATAGCGCCAACGACAATGAGCGCATAGGGCATCATGCGAGAATCAACATTGATTCTATCAACCTGCACGCCGTCATTGTCATCGTTTGAACGCATCGAATATTCGGCCATGAGAGTAGTAAAATCATAGTCTTTACCCTGCTTTGATGTACCAGCGCGGCGGGACTTACCAACTACAGTAACCTTCATAAAGCGACCATCCTTTCATCAGAATAAAGTTATATCTTCAAACCCATCTTCACTAAAGGAAGAGGGGAAATCAGCAACTTCACGGAATTCATCAGCGGCAATTCGCGAAGACTCAGCGAATTGTGAAACTTCAAGTGAAAATGCCAGGGGAGAAAACGGTAGACTCTCATTGTAAAAACGCTCCCACTTACAACAAACGGAAAAAACAAGATCAGGACGATAAAGAAGAATATCAATAATACGATGACCAAAGGTATTGGCGACATAAGACAATTTTTGTTCCTCAGTATGAATAGAAACGGAAAACTTTTGAGCAAGATCATTACTAATGGGATGCAATAAGTCCTTAACGAACTGAATATTACAAGCTTCAATATCAGTCAAAAATTCCATATCTTCCCAACCATCGGGCAGAAGAAAATCGTTCCCGTAGCGATTCCAAACTTTACGAAGATAGGAATAAAGCTTGTCTGGGTCTTCGTAATAAAACCAAAAAAGGGGAGAAGGGTCATAAACAGTACGACCGGAAGAATTAACACGAGAAGTATATTTAAGCTCAAGCTCATAGCGAATGATATAGGAATCATCGGGACAATCCAGAAACACACCAGAAGACACACAGAGCTTTTTTTCAGGGTCTTGCAAGGACTTATTATAAATACGGCAGAAGACCGCAGAAGAACTTCTACGACCAATATAAATGGTAGTAGAATCGCCGTAGCCCTGATACATAAACTTGCGAACCTTACGAGCCTTTTCTGGATTATTCATCTCATCGACAGAAGCAGAGATGACACCAAAATAGAACTCGCGCCACCGTTGCTTCGTCATAACAACATCAAAGCAAAAATCAAGACGGGAAAAGTGACCGAATTCGTGTTCATCCTGCATAAGTGCCGCGAGTCGCGGCAAGGTGGGACGGAAAAGCTCACAACCATGACCAGACACTTGCAAGGAGTGCGGACACTGTTTCGCGCCGTTGTTAGGCTTATAGAAAAGTCCCGCAGGGGAATTGTAAGGGGAATTCTCACTTGTGCTGGAACCCTGCACAAAATGCAAGTCGCACTGGGCAAGCGCACCTTCAATTTCAGGAATAGAAATTGAACCCTGTTCAAAAGCAAATGTAGCATAGTCAAGTTTAACAACCGTTTTCATGTAAAAAAACCACCTTTCATTTCCATGGCTAAATGTTACCATAGAATGAATGAAATGTCAAGAGGAAATTTCAATTTCGTGGGTGTATTACAGAACACCCACGTTCCTGCCGTCACGGCAGTCTCTACGTATCGGAAGCCCCTACCAGCCTGTTTTGGAAGGGCAAGGGCTTTGCCCTTGCGGGGACGGGGGACGCGGTGGAGACGCTAACGCGTGACTAAACGTGGCAACTGCCTGCGTTTTTTTTAAAAGAAAATAGAATTTCCTATTGACAAATAGAAATTTCTATGCTACAATAGAAGCATAAAAAGAAAGGAGATAAAACAATGAAAGTCAAAAAAAAATTCCTCAAAAAGGTCATCAAGGAAAGAGTCGTCTACACGAAAAACTATCAATACAAAGCATTCACGTACACAGCAATTAACGAAAAAGAAGAGTTTTACGAATTCAATATCATCAAGCGTATTGACATTAACTACGTTGATACAACAAGATATCTGGATAAAATCTTCTGGGAGAACATCGCGCAAACAACAGATGGAGAAACATTCACAAGATTCTAAAATAAAAACACCTCCCCGACCATAACAGGCACGGGGAGGATTTTTTTTTCGGCGGCTATCGCCGCAACAAAACGGATAGGATTATCGCTTACTAATAATCTGCTCTGTATCGTATTCTAAAGCACTCACCTGCTTCACGGCCTTGGGGATGGTATACCACCTTGCCCGCCCTGCCTTGCGCACCGTGTTGACCAATTCTTGCCCTCCCTCGGGGCGATGTTCCATAGCGATACAAGAGCGATAGGGAGTAAGGCGGCAGAACCAGCCAATGCGGTTGCAAAGGTAAATGCGGTCGCAAAGGTCACGTATCTTTTTATCAAAGTCCATGGTCTGAGACGATACAATAATCGTCAAATGATATTTGCGCTGCATTTTGAAAAACTCAACTGCTTCACGGGGCATAGTCTTAAAATCACGGTTAGAGTGCAGCACACCAATTTCATCAATGAGAATGAGGGAATCAGGAACAAAGGACTGTTTCCAATATTCAGCATCTAATTCATAACCGATACCCATATTAGAGTAGATAAGACCCTTATTATTACGAAGCCACTTATCAGCAACACGAGACATATACAGAGATTTTCCAGAACCTTTAGAGCCGACAACTGCTTCCAATCTGTAGGGGTTTTTGCAATAGTTGTCAATATAAACAAAAAGGAAGCACACACAAAAGATAAGAATACCATAAAACATAACATATAAATCCTTTCAAACAAGAAAACGTCGCCGACCATTAAAAATGGTCGGCGGCGTTTTCTCTCAGCGTTTAACTACGACCGGGAATCCAGCGGCGAAGAATACGGAGAACGATGCCCGCGATAGTGAGAATCACAAAAACGAGGAGAATGGGCTGGGACTCATAGAAATCAATGAGCTGACCCATCCAAGTAATCATCGACGTGAAGAACTCACCGACCAAGGAAAGCAGCGTAGCGAGAATAGAAGTAGTAGCGCCCTGAAGTCATCATCCTTTCATAAAAATATTTATGGCACCTGTCACGGACGGAGCAGGAGAACCAACATAGAGAAAACAGCAGCGAAGACAATGAAATAGCCAATTTCGGGGACAGAAAAGATGCCGAAACAATACTGCAAAGGTAAAATTTCCATTAGCTCATACGCCCCCAAATCGCGTTTTTAATCCATGTAACAGTAGTGACGAAAACAAGGACAACAAGCAAAGCAGAAACACAAGCTTGCGGGTTGAGAACTTGAGACGTAGTTGTGGAATCTTCCTCATAAGGAAGCTGAATAAGTTGAGTCGAGCTATTATAGGAGTACCTTTCAGACGTATAACCGGACTTGTGCACCGTCTCAGTACGTTCGATAAAAAACGTATCTCCAAACCAATCCATAATAGCAGTGAAACTATTAGAGACGTTAGGGAGATTAGCATACAAAGCTGGAGAATCTGCTGCGCGGTCATCATAAGCGGTCAAACTCCCCTCAAAAGGCAATTCAACTTCCTCCGGCACATAACCGTCGCGGAGATCAGGAGATACAGTAATATTCTGCGCAGGGTCCTCAGGAGCAGAAGATGCTTCCGAGAAAGAATCAGCAGCGGCTTTAGCGTCCATATCAGCGACAGCATGCGCAGATGCCTTGAGATAGTCATACTGCTGGACGGTCATATCACAAGTAGTACCGTCTTTATACTGCACTGTGTAGACGGTAACGCCGTCAGAATCAACCCAAGTTTTAATAATAGCAGGGACTTCCATCATTATTCACCCCCATTCCAAAGACTACGGAGAACGAAACCAACAAGAGTAAGCAAAAAGAGCATAAGGACTAAGCCGCCATAAGTACCCAAGTGAAAAAACGGCATATTAAGAACTTTATAGATAAACGAAGTAACTACACCGAGAGTTGCAACAAAGTCTACCATGGCAACAAATCCTTTACAAATTTGTATATACCGAGAGTTACAAACAAAACGACAACAGTGATAACGAGTTTGCCACCGGAACCAAAAAGCCCAAAAACGGACTTAAAAAAGTCAATAAAGCTCATCCGTCTACCGCCTTTCTAATGAGAATTCGGAGAAAAACAGCACCGAAGCAAAGAAGAGAAACAGAAAAAAGAAACGTGCCTAAATTCTGAAAAAGACCGCGAAGAAGAGCAGAAGCGCCCGCAGCAATAGAAGAATCGACGGAAGAAGAATTATTCAACGAATTCAACATATCCTTAGACTCTTTCAGGGTATCAGAATCTATGTCAAATTCATCAGTAATAACTTTCTGCAAATCCTCAGGGGAGTCGGAAAGCCAGGCACCAAGCTTAACGTCAGGCAAAAGAGAAGCAGGAACAAGGAGAGAAAAAGCGAAAGAAGCGGTAGTATCAAAGGCAGAAGCAGAATAAACAGG